AAGGAAAGTTTTATTTCCAGAGATAAGTTGGTTGCCAGTGGTAAAGACCACATTCGTTAATGTTTGAGACGAAGGTATAACCCCAGTGAGGACTGGGTTTCCACTTATGTATATTGCGTTGTATACGTTGATTGAAGAGTTACCAGTCACCACCATGTCTATTCCAGAAAGGAATAGTTTGTCAATACTTGAGACTTTAACAGCATTGAAATCTCCCGTACCAGAAACAGCTATGTTGTTAAGGAATGTTTTGTTACCAGATATGAGTTGGTTGCCAGTAGTATATACAAAATTATTACCACTAATTGAAGTAGCAGAAGAAGCTTCGCCAATTAATAAAACCCCAGTTCCGTTTACAGTTGGTCTAGATGCGAAAGTTTTAACTCCACTGATGGTTTGGTCGCCTTGAGCATAAACTATCCCTGTGCCATTTACCGTTGGATTAACTCCAAAAATGATTTTATTTCCAGAAATTATCAAAAGATTATCTTCAGTTTGATCTCCAACTGTAACATTTTCAGCAAAGTTTTTATTGCCAGAAATAGTTTGGTTGCCAGTAGTATAAACGATTGTAGTTGGCGATAATCCTCCAGCAGAAATTCCAGAGATATATCCACTTAAAGCGTTAATTTTATTATCAAGAATTGATCCCGTAGAAGCATTTTGTCCGCTGAATAATGAGTCTCTAGAATTTACGTATCCACTTAATGCGTCAATTTTATTATCAAGTCTACTTCCAGTAGATGATGTTTGTCCACTGAATACTATGTCTTGAGAATTAACATATCCGCTTAGACTATTAATCTTACCATCTAATCTACTTCCAGTATTAAAAGTTTGACCACTGAAAATATTGTCTTGAGTATTTACATACCCGCTCAATGAGTTAATTTTGGAATCTAATATACTTCCAGTTAAAACTAAGTTAGTTGGCAATGATCCAAATGTACCTGTTATTCCTGTAACATAGCCACTTAATGAATTGATTTTATTATCTAAAATTGAACCTGTTAAATTAAGATTATTTTTTGTAGCATAAGAATTTAAATCTACCCCAGTTAATACTGGGACTCCACTAATAAAAAGTCCATTAGTAAAATTACCGCTTCCATATATTGTGAAAGTGTTACCAGAGATAACTAAAAAATCACCTTGGCTAGGATCACCAAATACTGTATTTTTTGCAAAAGTTTTATTGCCAGAGATAAGTTGATTGCCAGTCGTATATACAATTGTAGTTGGCAAAGTTATAGATTTGCTGTCAACATAACCGCTTAAGCTATTAATCTTGGTATCTAATCTGCTGCCAGTGTTAAATGTTTGGCCACTAAATACTACGTCTTGAAAATTAACATATCCGCTTAAGGAGTTTACTTTGTTATCTAAAGTTGATCCAGTATTAAATAATTGAATGTCACTTGCAAACGTGGTATCTAAATTACCAGTGTATGTTGTAAATAGTCCGCTAAAACTATTAATCTTATTATCAAGAATTGAGCCAGTCAAAGCGGTTTGACCACTAAAGATTATATCTTGAGAGTTGACATAACCACTTAGTGCATTAATCTTATTATCTAGTCTGCTACCAGTATTAAAAGTTTGCCCACTAAAAATATTGTCTTGTGAGTTTACATAGCCGCTCAAAGTATTAATCTTGTTATCTAATATGCTACCCGTATTAAATACTTGCCCACTGGTACTTTGAGCATTTACATAACCACTTAGAGAGTTTATTTTAGAATCTAGTATACTTCCAGTTGATGCTATTTGTCCACTTAAAATAATATTTTTATTATCAACGTATCCACTAAGACTATTGATTTTGTTGTCTAGTCTACTACCTGTATTAAATATCTGACCACTAAAAATTATGTCTTGACTATTAACATATCCACTAAGAGAATTTATTTTGTTATTTAGTAGGCTTCCAGTATTTACTATAATTGGATTAAGTTCTCCACTTAAAACTACCCCTGAACCATTTACAGTAGGACGATTTGTTAGACTAACATTTCCATTGGTTATACTTATATCTACTCCAGATAAACTTAATGTATCAATATTATTTAAATCAAGAGCATTAAAAATTCCACTTCCAGAAACATTAATATTATTGATAAATGTTTTATTTCCACTTATAATTTGATCACCAGTTGTATAAACGATTGTATTTGGTAATGATTCTCCAGCGAAAATTGTATCAACATATCCACTCAGACTATTAATTTTATTATCTAGTCTACTACCAGTATTGAAAGTTTGACCACTGAATACAGTATCTTGAGTATTGACATAGCCGCTTAATGAATTGATTTTAGAATCTAATATGCTACCCGTATTAAATACTTGTCCACTCGTAGTCTGAGAGTTCACATAACCGCTTAAAGAATTAATTTTACTATCTAAAATCGAGCCAGTAGCATATAAATTTGCGGTTGTAGCATAAGAACTTAAATTAACTCCTGTTAATACTGCATTGCCAGAAATATAAAGTGTTCCACCAGAGATATTAACATTTCCATTTATTAAATTTATATTTGTTCCAGAGAAATTAAATTCACTAATATTACTTAAATCTAAAGCATTAAAAATGCCAGTTCCTTGAACTTCAAGATTATTAGCAAAAGTTTTAGTTCCACTGATTGTTTGATTTCCAGTAATATAGACTATTGTACTTGGTAATGTTCCTCCAGCTGAAATACCAGAAACATAACCGCTAAGAGCATTTATTTTGTTATCTAATCTACTTCCACTTGATGCTATTTGCCCACTTAAGATGATATCTTGACTATTAACATAACCACTCAATGAGTTAATCTTATTATCTAGTACGCTTCCAGTATTGAATACTTGTCCACTACTAGTTTGAGCATTCACATAGCCACTCAGAGAGTTTATCTTGTTGTCTAAAATTGAACCCGTGAAAGCTATTTGACCACTAAAGATAACATCTTGAACATTTACATAACCACTTAAACTATTAATTTTTGTATCGAGAGTAGAACCAGTAATATCTAAATTTAATGTTGTTGCATAGATAGATAAATTACCAGTAATTAATTTATTTCCACTAACAACTGGCGCAACATCAAAAGTTTTATTTCCAGAAATAGTTTGATTGCCTGTGATATAAACTAAAGTATTTGGTAAAGCTACAGATCCTGTTTCACCAATTAAAAGAACCCCACTTCCATTTACTGTTGGTCTAGAGTAAAAATTCTTAACTCCAGAGATGTCTTGATTTCCAGTAGTGAATACAACGTTATTTTGAGAAGAAGTTCCAGCTGTTCCTGATGCTGTTCCTGATGTTAAATTAATCCATGTATTAGGTATTTGTTGCTTGTACCATAAATTACCATTAACTAATTCTATATAACTTGTACCTCTTGGAGAATTATACAATAATGTTTGACCAGGGGTACTTGTATTCGCAGAATTAGGATTTCCTTCATAACCAAGCACGGTATTATCTGGCATTGTCGTGCCAGAATTAAAGAGTATAACTCTTCTCTGCATTTCAAACTGTAATTGGTCTGTGGTTGGCATATTATACAGTTTCCTCTACTGTTACGTTAGTAGCTTGAGAACTTGATTGAGTTGCAGCTGTGTCAAGTATTCTAACTATAGTAGGATTTACACTTAAAGAATTTATACTCCAAGAATCTGGATCAGGTGTTGCTGTTGTTCCAACTGCTCTTTTATTTGGTAAACTTTTAATAACCCATGATAGTGTCATTTTACTATAATCAAGAACAGATGTATTTATATTTACTTCGTTAGCAAAAGCGGCCAAAGAAACTGTTCTTGATAAGAATCCACCAATGACATATGTTGGTCCAGTTGTTATAGTCGTAACATCTTTGCCAGCTAAATTAGTAGCAAATATAGCACCCCAATTTTTTGTTCCTTTAATTAAATCATCATTAATATTACTCAATGTAGCTGTCCATGTCGTACCGCTTCCTCCAAATGAACCAAGAGTTCCTCCGCCAGAAGGAGCACTTAATGTTGGAGCTGAAAGTAATTGCTGAGTTGCTGTAATTGTAACTGTGTAACTTTGAGCGCTTGTACCATCGTTTCCTCCAGTTCTTAATCTTGAAGCTGGCACAGAAACTGTAAGAGTCGGAGCAGTGTGAGCTATTTTAACAACTGTACTTGAATTTGTTGTTACAGCGTTATTGGCATTTCTTGTTGCAGTTATTCTAAAGTTATTAGTGCTTATATTATAATTTCCAGCAGCTCTTGTTACTGTTTTAGGTGTTTCGTAAGTTGAAGAATTTGTTATAGTCAAATCGCCATTTGGACTTGTATATGAAATTACATCAAAACTGGTCACAGTATTTGATACCGTAGCTTGTTCGCTATCTTTTAACGCTTGTTGTGAATCTGGATAAGTTATAGTACTAACAGAAACTGAAGGATAAAGATTATTTAATTTTACTGTATATTGTCCATCTGTACTTCCTTGGCTTGTTGTCAAAAACCAATCAGAATAAGAACCATTGGCTTTTTGAACTCTAACTCTTGCTCCTAAAGCTTGCACGCTAGTTCCTCTATCAGCAATTATTCTACTAGTTATATTGTGTGAAGTGCCAGCTGTTACAGAAGTTGTGCTAGCAGTAAATGCACCAAAATTATCAATTTCTATTGATGTAACATTTATATCTGTATCAACATGAAAATTAAAAGTATCGCCAGCTTTTAATTCTGTTTGAGATCCTGGATATCCACCATAAAAATATGCACCAATTACTTGTGGAGGCGCATCTTGCGTTATTGAAATGCCATAAAAAGCTCCATCTTCGTGATCAACTCTAAGTGAAGTTGCATTATTTAAATTAACACCAAAATCATTTACTAAAAATACTGGTCTATCATCTTGTCTTAATACTAAAGAAGAAGGTATCTCTTGTCCTGCTATATATAATTTAGGTTTAAATCTAGTTCTGCCTTGAAGAGCATAAATATCAACAAGCACATTTTGAGTTGTAGTAGAACAAGAGATTAATGCTGTATTTCCTATAGCTTGCCCTGGAGTTTCATATACATAATCTCCTACGTTGCCTATTCCTCCGCTTGGGCTGACGTATGTTATAAAAATTGAACCACCTGCGCCACTAGCTTCAGTAGGTGGTATTGGACTTCCAGCTAATAAAACCCCTGTTCCATTAACAGTTGGTATAGTACTAAAATTTTTTAATCCATCTATATTTTGATTGCCCGTGGTATAAACGATTGTGTTTGGTAAAGTTGCATTTGAGGCTTCGCCAATTAATAAAACGCCAGTTCCATTTACCGTTGGGCGAGTATAAAAATTTTTGGCTCCAGATATATTTTGATCGCCAGTATTGTAAACTAAATTTGGCGCAGAAACTTCATAGGCAAACTTTCCAGTATTGGCTACTAATGTTTTAGCTTTAAAAATCTGTGCCATTTTTCTTTTTATTCCTTTTGTTGGTTTTTTAGGCCAATCTGTCGCTTTTTAAGGCGAACTAAAGAGTAAAAGAATTATTAATTCTATTATTCTAGTGAATATTACACTAGTTTAATTTTGTGTGGAAGCAAAAGTATGAATTTTTGCGCCAGCTTCTAAAACATTATCAGAAAGTAATCCTGTATATCCTACTTCACTAATACTTCTGATACTAAGATTATACATTACATCTCCTGGTACTTCTAATGTTGCTTGAACTTTTGGAGGAGTTGCGAATGGAACTGGATAAATAATTGCGTAAGCATCAAGATTTGTTGGGTTGAGTTCTTTAAAAAATACTTGTTGACTTGATTTTGTAACATAGGTTGCATTTGCATAGCCACTTAAGCTATCTATTTTATTATCTAAAATGCTACCAGTATTTACAATTCGTTCGCTTAATAAAGAGTCTTGAGTATTAACATAACCACTTAATGAATTAATTTTATTATCTAAAAGACTGCCAGTAGCTGCAACTTGACCACTTATAGCTATAATATTTGCTGAACTTGAACCACTAAATGTACTAAATAAATTATATAGATTACTACCAGTTAGTGCTAAATTGCTAGAAATTTCATTTGATAGAGCTTGAAAATATCCACTATTGCCTACTACTTTAATTTCACCAAGAGAAGAATTTACATCTATAGTAATTCCATCTCCACCTGTTATATAAATATTACCTGATAAATTATTTACGCTATTTACGTCAGCATTAGCTACATCAATTAAAGTTTTTAAATAACCACTAATTCCAGTAAGTTCGCTATAGTAAGCTAAACCACTATTTCCGAACCCAAGTCTTAGTGTTGAGCTATTGTCCCAAGCTGCACTTTGAATTGGAGTTAAATTATATCCACTAAGTCTAATATGTTTGAATGCGCTAATCATAAATATTTGTTTCCTTTCACATTATTACACATATTTTCTACTTTTTAACTTGAATATTTAAAAAATATCCATTATTTAGTAAATTGTCGCTAAAATTTATATAAAATCCAGCGTTAGTTATTGAACCAATGTTAAAATAATAAGCCATATCATCTATTGCGTTTTGAAATGTGCAAACTACTGATCTTGGAGTAGTATTTAGTGGTTCTGGATATTGAATATAGTAGTTATCTGTTCCAGCTGTAAGATTAGCTTTGTAACCAACTATATTTTCACTTTCAAAATATCCACTTAATGGAGAAGCGTCAATTTTTATTGATTTATAAGGATTTAAATCTGTATTTGTTAGTATTGAAATTCCAGTGCCAGCAACAAATCTTAAAGTTTCTATTCCAGTAGGAATTAAATCTGCTTGTCCACTTACATTTATTATTTTAAAAACATTATCAACTCCAGGTTGTCCTGGAGGTCCTTGAGGACCAGGAATATATACGTTAGCATTCGTAGGAAAACTCGGAGAAGTTACATCCGTTGTGATCGCATTTGGCAAAATTACGTCTACGATTACATCTGCCATAAAATTAAAAAGATGTTACTTCTGGGCTTACAACAAATTTTCCTCTAATTAGTTTTATAGAATTACCAGTTGGTATTCCATAAGGAAATCTTTCTATATCATAAACAAAAACTCCAGCTGGAATAGATGCCATTGTATAAGAATCAATATTTATATTTACAATTCCAGATTGATAAGATAATCCATTATTTCCAGATACAATAAATGGATTTAAATTTAATAAAATTTGTTGATCTCCTGTGTATCCGTAAGCATATCTTACAACACCTCTAACGTCATATCCACTTAAATTTATTGGAACATTATAAGTATCTCTTACTCTTAAAGAAAGCTGTATATTATCGCCTTGTATAGTTTCTATATTATATGAAGTAGCCATATAACAAATTACACGAACAATTAAAAATTAATTAAAAAGAATTAATAAAAGAAGGGAATATAAATGGTTCCAAAAGTTGGATCATAAGATGATATAATTCCACTTCTGGTTCCCAAGCTAATTTTGATTCCAGTATTAAATATTGCATTAGTTAAATCTTGTGGATTTCTTCCAGTATATCCCATATATCCCGTAGCAATCCATCCAGTTTGTGGGGTTGTTGTGCTGGCGATAGAGTTATTAATATAATATATTCCGCTAGAATATTTATCAATAATTAACCAAGTCGGATTAAACTTAGGATCTGTGTGATTACCGTAAAGAACTGCAACGTCTTCTGCGCTCGGATATGATGCATTACCAAAATTATTAAAATAATTTGATGTATATGTCTGAGAACTATTAATTTTTTGCTTAGGAAAAAATCCTGTAAATGATGAAGAATATTCAAATGAAGGAGCTGGATTATAACCAGTAGCTTGATCTATCAAAGACGATCCTGTTATTATCCAATTTGAAACAGGAAAAACTCCTGTATTTGTACTTTTATTATAGAATAAAAATCCAAGATTGCTTTTTGGAGAAATAATCCAGTTTCCTGTAATTAGTTCAATATCTCTACTAAATAAAATTTCAAAATTTTCATCGTTTGATTGATAAAAATTATTTCCATATATAGAATGAAGACCATTATAATACAAAGCTGGTTGTTTTCTAAAAAATCCTGTAAAATTATAAGCATTTGGACTACTTGCATTAAACCCACTAAATCCACCATAATATCTATCTTCTTTTCCAGAATAAGCAAAAGATTGTAATTCTATTTGGTCTGCTAAAGTAGTATAATTTGGATCATTTATAATAAAAGACGCAAATGATCCGCTATTACTTAAACCATTTGAGCTATCAAGAAATTCATTTATATCTGAAGCAACAACTACATGCTCATTATTGAACTTCATTCTACTTGGTGAATTTATTTTTACTTCATTTGGAGCAACTTCAATGCTTGAATCAACCGAAGCGATATTAATTGATGCAATTTTAAAATCTCCTGTAAATTCATGTGATATACCAATAAGTATAGAATTATAATCTCCGCTTCTTATAACATTATTATTACCAATAACATAATTTTGAAAACCAGAAACAGAATTATTTGCTCCAAATGCGTATGAATTAGTATTTTTTTCTAAATAATTACTTGATCCAAATACATAAGAACTTGTATTATTTAATATTTGATTACCGTCCCCAAGAATATAAGAAAATTGATTTAAACTTGTTTGATTATTGTTTCCAATGAAAAAATTATTATTACCGCCACTTCCAGGTATATTTTTATATCCTCCAAGCATAACATAGCCTGTAACTCCAGTAAAAAGTGTTGGTCCTGCTCCAGTAATTCCAGTCAACTCTACTTGATATAATATATTTATTATTTCTTGATCTAAAGTATTATTAGATCCAAATATTGAACTGCTATTTGTTCCGCTTAAATTATTATTATTTCCAAAGATAGCTGCATTAACATCGTTTGAATTTGTTGAATTATTATCTCCGTATATATTATTTAAAAAACCATTTATAGCATTGTTCTCTCCAAATATATAATTTCCAGTTCCTCGGCTATCATTCAGAGAACCGAAAATAACGTTTTGTTCATCATGAAAATTTGTATTATCATTTCCAATATTTATATTTTCATAAGAAGATTCATAAATATTATTATTTCCAAAATTTAATGCAAAATTTGAATTTTTAAAAGTATTAAAATCTCCAAATGAAGATATAGAATCAGAGGAATCTGCGCCACTTATATCTCCAGATAAATAATTTGTATTTCCTAAAATTTTATGATTTGAAGATTTTAAAATTTGATTATTTGATCCAAGAATTAAATAATCTTGAATCTGAGAAATCGTATTTTCTGAACCAACTAAAATTAAATTTAATCCACTATCTAAAGTATTGTATTGCCCAAGAACTGATAATCTCTCTCCCGAATTTAAGGAATTTGAAAATCCTACATTTAAAGAATTAAATTGACCACTACTTACATTAGCTCCACCAAGTGTAAAACATCTTACATTATATGCATTATAATTGAAACCACCTAAAGCATAATTATTTACTGAATTAGTACTAAAATTAGCATATCCAAAATTATAATTTCCTACATAACCACCTGTAATTAACTCTATATCAGATATATCATCACGATTATTAAAACCCACACCTCCACCTAATTGAGATCCCGTTACATTTCCTAAGCCAAGATTAATTGGCATATTTCGTATTTCGTTTCTAATTCTAATTGAATTAGAAAAGGAAAAACCGCTAAGAGGAAAAACTCCTGAAACCCCTGTTTCTGCTATGAAAGCAATTGCTGCAACATTCTCTGGAATCTCAATAAATTTTCCAGCAGATTTATTGTAAACTTGAAGATATACGTTTCCAGTAGGATTGCTCATTTAATAAGTATTACACTTTTATTTTAGTAAATAAAAGTTTTATTATTAATATTACTTGCCTTCAGATAAAATGTCTTTTGCTTTTTTATTTAAACTAACAGTACTTTCTTTCGATTTTGGAATATTAAAAAGTGAAACATGTTTTCTGAATTCTGCAATTAATCTTTTTGTAAGAGTTTCACGATTATCGATTGGTACTAAACCAATTTTATTGGCGTGAGATTGTAGGTCGCTCTTGTTCATATCGTTAAGAAAATTCGCATATTCCTTCTCATTAGCGGTTTGATATCTTGAATTGACATTATCACCCCAAATTTGATCTAGTGTTTTATATTGAATATTTTCAATCTTTCCGTGGGTTTGATTCATATTTTCTAAATTTACTTTTTTTCTGCTCATAATATCTCCTTACTATATTATAAATCTAATAGCGCCAATTTCTAATGTTTTATTCAAAAAAAAGACCCAGTAGGGATAAACCTACTGGGCCTTTAATTTTTATCTAATTATTAATTAGACAATTAGTCCAGCGACTACACGACCGTCGATACAAACGCGACCCTCTTCGAGAGAACCGTAGAAACCAGTTTTCTCAGATCGAGCAACGAATTGATCATCTGGAAGAACGGTGAATGTTCCACCGCTTTCAGCTTGACGAGCGATTGGGCGGATAAAGCCTTCTCTGCTTAGGTCGAGACCAACTACGAGTTCTTTTGTAACACTATCAAAAGTTTGTGAACCTTTGAATGCATCAAATAGAGCACTATATTTTTGGCCTACGCCTAGTTCAACGAGTTCATGGAGGGTTACGCCATAAAGCTCTTGAGCGCCAGCACCACGATAGATTTCTTCACGGACACCATCAGGAAGATTTGTTCCTGGGTTGCCAGCTGTGGTGAATGGTTGATAAGCGAATGCACGGATATCAGCCTTGATTTCTGGACTAATAAATAAATCTGTTAGTCCGTATGAATCAGTGGTTGTACCACCAGCATAAGAGGTATTAATTCTTTTTACTAGTGTCATTAGGTTATTTAAATCACCCAATGCGAATGTGCCACCTGTTGCAGCGTTGATGATGTGACCACCAGCAACTCCGTTGTTTGTGTTAACGGCTGGAGTACGAGCTTCTGCAAGGGCTTTTAATACTACTGCCCAAGCATTACGTTCTTGTTTTACGAGAACTTCATTGCTCATTCTCTCTACTGCTTTACTTACTACATCGATACGGCCAGTACGAGCATAGCGCTTTAAGAAGCTAACTGCTGCATCGAGGCGGTATGTTGAGATTTTCAACTCACTGAAGCCTTCTACTGCTGAAGAAGGAAGTCCACCTGCTACATTTTGACTCCAAACTGTAACATAATCTTGACTTTGGTCAAACCATAGGTCAAGAGGAAGACTAGGATTATCATCTGCATCATAGGGTGCATCAGTATAGATTGCACTGGCTGTGCCAGCTTGCATTAGGACCTTACTTACGACTGGTCCAATGAAAGCAGCAAAAGCTTCTGAGGCTTCGCGAGCTACTGTAACATCTCTGCTACCCATAGCTTTTACAAGCTCAACTTGCTCTGGTGTGTTTTTTAATTTGATTTTCATTTTTTATAATTCTCCTTAAATTAGAAGTTGAGTTTGAGTAGAGCAACACCATTTACTGGTTTGCTAAGTAGACTGCCGACTTTATTGCTTGGTGTTGCACCATTAGCAGTACTGTCAACTGTACTTAGTTCACCTGCATTTAGGTTACTTATATAAACTCCTGCGCCAACAGCGGCTGTGTTAGCAATTTCTGTTCCACTATAGACTACAACGCCTCTAGTTAGAACTGGAACACCTTGTCCACTGACGACTACTCCCTTTTCAGCAGCTTTGCGTGGGAATTGAATGAGCTTTTGGCCATTCTCGTCTAGTTCTTGGGTGGTTACTAATGTAATTCCAAGAGCTGCAGAACCAGAGTTTGCAGCTGTTACTTTTGCTGTTAAAGCATAGCGATCAGAAACTACGTTTGTAAATCCTGCGCCTACTGCACCAGCTAGATCAGTTGGCACTGTGCCTAGAAATCCTGTTCCACCTGGAGTTGTAGAGGCTACGATTGGTTGAAAACCGTTTCCGATAACTTTAACTACTGTACCTGCAGTGGCAATAACGCCATTAGCGTCTTGAGCTCCACTGTAAGCAAATAGGTTGACTACATCATGTTCGCTGTAATCTCTGAATGGTCTTAATATATGTGCCATAGTATTTTTCTCCTTATTTGTTTATTTAATATCAAATCCTTCAAGACCGAAGGCTTTGCTATATTTTTCACGTAGCGAAGGTTCAACGGTTGTTGTTGAATTTGGGATTGAATTTGTTTCGATATTTGAATTATCGAGAACTTCATCTACAACTTCGGTTGCAGATTGTTCAGAAGCTGTTGAAGCTTTAACTTCTTCGGTTACTTGAGCAACTTCAGAGGCTTTAGCTTTTTTCATTTCTTCTTCTTTTGCTTTTTTAGCAGCTTTATTTTTTTCTTTCATAAGAACTGCCATCTTATTTTTGTAAGCAGCAAAAGTTTCATCATTCAAATCTTTTACGTCAGTAGCTAGAACTTGACGATCTTCATCAGTTAGATCGTATTCTTCATCAAGAGAAGCCATTCTTACGTTAAATGCTTCTTCTTTGATTTTAGCAGCTTTTTCTTCCTCTAATTGAGCAAGAACAGCTTTGAGTTTTTCTAGCTCTTCTTTTACTTTACCACTCTCTGTTGAAAGTGATTCGTATTTTTCTTGAGCGGCTTTAATAGCGTTATCTTTTTCAGTTCTTTCGGCTACGAAAGTTTCTGAGGCTTTCTTTAGCTCGTCTTGAATGAAATCAGCTACGCTAGAAGCAGTTACTTGCTTCAAAAGCTCGTCTGTTATTTGGTTGATATTTTCTATTTTCATAATTATTCTGTTTATAACTCCTTCTTCATTTACAGTATTTTCTTCATCTTGTGAAATATTATTTTCAGAAGATACTTCTGAAGAGTCTGACATTTGGTCATTTTCTTCTGTTTTGGATAATTCAATATCCATTTGATTCTCATCTTTGACGGCTACTCCTTGAACATCAGCAGCAGGATTAGCTGTTAAGCCTATTCCTAATGGAATAACATTTCCTAATACTTGACGATAAATAGATGTATTTTTATCTACTCTACCAGAGCCACCAAAAGCTTTTAAATTTTTCTTTAATTTTTCTTTTTCTTTTTCATTAGATACAAATGTACCATCTTCTAGATTTTTATTATTGCCATTTAATAGAACTAAATCATATTCATTAAATCCAAGCTCCCAGCTAGCGCTAACATTCATGTAATTTTCGCTAGAAGGATCATTGCTTTCTTCAATAAGATTAGATAATTGAGGATTAATGATTTTCCAAATTACTCCGCCTAGAGTAATATAATAAGGTTCTTTCATCTTTTTGGCTTCATCTTCTGTGATTACTTGATTATCGCCAAACTTACTAAAACTAGCTGTTAATATGCAACCAACAACTTTTGTTCTATCGTGTTCAACATTAATTGGTTTATTAACGAAATTTTTAAGCATTTCTACTGCTGTAGAAGAATCTACTACATCACCATTTTTATTAACTCTATTCACTACACAAGCATCAAAAGCAATAGGAAGAAGATCAATATTCTTGTCTGTGTCAATATTCGGCACAAATTTCTTTAAACTATCAATAGAAGCTAATGAAAGATATTTATCTTTCTCTTCACTAACTAGTGGTTTAACTTGTAAATTTGCAAATGTGGTTGTAAATTCAAAATTCATATTTTTATATATTATTATCTAAACCGTAAATAGTTACACCATCTTCTTCATCATCAAGATAAAGTTCGTCTGGAGATTCAAAATCAAAATCATTTAAATCAAAATTTTTAATATCTTCTTGTGCTTGGGCAAAATCTTCGTCATCTGGTTCGAAATTAGCTTCAATTGTATAATTATTAGATGAACCACGAGCGATATCACTATCAGCTTTTCTATAAGAATCTTTTACTTTACCACCACCTACCATTTTTAAAAACATATTTACGCGTGCCATAGCCCAGCCACCTCTAGTCATTCCTGGCCTGTGAGAAGAAGAAAATGCGCCTGCACCACGACGATATACTTTTTTTAATTGACCTAAAGTTACTTTCTTTTTATTTTTGCTATTGTGTTCTTTGACTTTATTTTTAAGAGCTTCAATTACTTTTTTAGAAAATTCAATTGCTTTATCGCTCTTTGTTCCTGCGCTACCAGGTTTATTTTTAGATGAGCCCTTGCGTCTTTCAGATGGTTTTGCTGGAGTTTGAGCTGCGGATTTTCGACCAGATCTTTTGGCTTTAATCAAGTCAAAGCCATATTGTTCAGAATTGTAATTCATATTCTTATATATAATATACACCTAAACGTTATATTTTAATTAATTTTAATTATTTTTTATATAACTCTTTAGAAATATCATCTGCAGAGCCCATTGTTGGAACTTCTGGATATTTAGTTGGTAATTCTCTGCTTTCGTAATTTGATTCAGAACAGCTAATTAATAAAAATAAAGGTAATATCAATATTAATTTTTTCATAAATATTATTACACATTTAGTGATTCTTCTATTAATTTGGCTTCTGCGTCTCGTCGCCTACTCATTCCCTTTTCTATACTTCCACCAATCCATATTCTTTTCATATTTCTTATTTGATTAGCAATAAATGATAAAGCTTTTTGATCATAGTTCGATACTAATTTCATACCATCTCTTATTAATTTCATTTCGCGGCGGCGATCACCTTCTAAAGCGTTACCTCTATTAAATACAAGACTAACTAATCCACCTTTTGCATCTTCTGGAAGGTTATCAAAATTAGGAAAAGTTTGTTTTGTTAAATTCCAAAACTTTGTTACTGTTTTATTATTAAATACTTTGAGTGCAAGTTCCCAAGGAATAGTTATATCTTTTAATCCTCTTATAAGATTTTTGGTATTATATCCTTTAATGCCAACTACTTTATATAATCTATCAAAAGTTTCTTTAGGAAGATCTTTCCAATCTTCACTAAATTCTGTTTTATTTACATAACCCAAATCATAGCCAACGCCAATAGTTACTCCACTTTGCTCTCCTGGCCATGCTGGATTTTTTAAAAATTTATTATAATAATTTTCTCCACCACCAACTTCAAATTCTAAAATAAGATCAAGAGATTTTTTTGAAAGCATTTTTATCTTTTACCATTCAGCCATGGCAACTCTTATCCAATTATTATCCCCATCCCCATAATAAATATAGTTACCATCTGAAGATAATTGTCCGTTTGAGCCTGGAGACGATACGGTTGAAGGATAGTATGTGCTACCGTCAGTATATAAATTTAAGAGTCCACCCTCTGGTTCTGGCGTTGTAGAATAAGGAAGGTAAGTCGATAAAGCTCCTAATCCTTGGTTTTGTTTAGAAATCAAAAGCAAATTATTTTTTGCTTGATTATAGGAAAAAGAAATTTCGCCCATTTTGTTACCATTGAGCTAGTGCTGTTCTAACCCATAGATCAGTAGATTTACAAAAATAAAGATATTCGCTATCTGCAGTAATTTGTCCAGCTGTTCCTGGAGATGTTGAAGTTGCTGGAACATAAGATGTATCCATGACAAATCCTCCACCATATCCAGGGCCAGCATCTGTAATAAAATCTGCTAAAAATTCTTCTGTTGTCATACTATATTGAATTACACAATTTTAGGGTTTATTATAATAATTTATTACATTGATTTTAATATCATATTTTATAATAATGAAAATATTGGAGCCGTTGTAATTTGAGGGCAAACATTATTAATATAAGCCGCTAGTTGCCAATTATTTGATGGAAATTTATCACTATTATTATAACTATTTGTGAAATATACTTCATCTGAGCTTCTCATGTTGTAAGATCCATTTCCGCCATATCCATCTGGAGTTAGTGGGGTATTTATATGGTAACTAAGATTATCTATTGGTCTATATCTAAAACTCGGTGCACCTAAATAAATCCATGTTCTATTTAAAAATGAAAAACTACAGTTGGCATCTGGATCAGATTGTAAATTATTAAGTACTAACGATTGACCAAAAGTTATAAGTTGATTTTCAGAAATAGTCATTCCATTGCTCCAGCCTTTTTTGGGTAAACCATCTGGGCCAGCTGTTGGATGAGAAGCATAATCTGTTCTGCCATCGCTACTATAAAAGAATCTCCATTTATAAGGTAAAGTTCCATCTTTATTATCCCATCTAACATAAAAATCACAACCATTTTGACTCCAAACACCATTTTGCATTAATACAAAATCATTTCCACAACCGCCAATTGTATAACCTAAATTTAATTTAATGCTTTGTGTATTTAATGGTAAAGTATCAAAAAAGAGTGATATTTTTCCACCACCAAGGTTTTGTTTTTTAATTGAAATTCTTCCAGAAAAAACTTTAACTGATATACCGCCACTCCCATTTTGACCAATAGACCAAGAAGGAACTAAATCTGGTGTTGCAAAATCAGAAGAACCACTGTAAAAATCCCCAACATAAGATACATGGCTAAGAACCCAACGAATTGGAAACATACCCTGAATTGAAATTTTAAGATTTCCATAGAAGACGGGGAAAGGAGGAGGGTTAGGTATAGGAGCATTTACTGCTGGGGTTTTAATATAAAGAGGTTTTCCATTTTCTATACCAGCTCTTTGGTATATCCCATTTACTTCTGGTATATTTGATCCAGAAACTATCATATACTTTTTATCTAATCCCGTGTTTAATCTTGCCATTTTATTAATTATTTATTTTATCTATGGTCTTATCTAGTATATTATCTTGAGGAACTTTTTCTTTTAACCAAGAGTTCATAACTCCAAAATAAACAAGATGTTCGCTATTAATTAAAAATAATTCATTACCAAAACTATCCTTATAAGGTTTAACTCCAGAATCAATTTTTAGTTCTATTGCTTTTTCTTTTTTAAATTTAATTTTATACATACCAATTAAATTATTATATCGTTCGCGCGCTTGAGAAGTAATTAGTGCGTCATCTCCAACAAAAGAAATTAATCCACCATTATCCTTTTGATATTGTTTCGGAGTAGAAGCGTCATAAGATGATTTGTCATCTTCTATTTTATTTGGTGTTATAGTCGCACAACCAATTAAAAGAATATTAAGAACTAATACGCTTGCGAACTTCTTCAAGATCTTTCTCCTGTACTGCTTTTTCTATTTCACTTTGATGATGGACTTCTTTTTGAGCTTCTTGACGTTCTTTCATTTCTTTTGTATTCTTTGCGCCGAATACATTATTAATTGCTGCGAATATTCCAGATACTGCTGAGAGTAAAGCTTGGAGTATTCCAGTTGGCATGATTACTCTACGTAACTTGCTGTAGCATCTTTACATCCAGATGCAATAGCGTTAAGTACCTTTACTGCGAGAGCCCCATTTCCATCTAATCTTGCAAATTGTTGAGCATAAAGATCTTTTATTACAGTAACATAATTTGCCCAATGAGTTTTTTCTGCTGGAAGATAATCGTTAAGAGCTTTTTGAAGTTGCTCTGGAGTTGGAGTATTTCCAGCTGTTAATCCTTCTACAATTGCTGCAACATGATTAATCATTTTAGCTTTTTCAATTCTATCGTTACCAGAAACTGCTTGATCAAGAACAACAGTACAAGCTAATATAACTGCTGGCTTGACATAAGGAAGAGTATTTTCAACACTTGTTGCAACGTCAACTTTTCCAGTACTGGTTGTAGCACAACCAACAAAAAATACGCTCAAAAGAGCAACTGCAATTAATTGTAATTTATTCATATATTTTCTCCATGTGTTCTATCTTTTGCTTCACTTGTTTGAGCTACTGTTCCGCCAGTAACTGCTGCATCTTTTACTGTTAATGCAAAAATAATACCAGATACAACTGCGACTAATTTTGCGATTCCAGTGATATAAACTTCTGCTATATCTGGAAGAAATGCTACTAAAGTTGGATCTGAATGAATCGCTATTGCTGTAGTGACTGCTACAACTGTTGCGATTCCAGATGAGCTAGATCTCCAATTAGGGCCAAAGATTTTAGATAGCATAGTTTTCATAAGATATTACACTATATTATATATATTAAAAATTAAAATATCAATACTTTCTTTCTATTATTCAAAACACCATATAATACGTTTCCACTAATAAATAATCCTCTTCTTCCAAAATCTGGATCAAGATCAAAATCAAAACTTAAAGTTGCAGTTTTATTACTTCCTATAGAAGAATCATAATTAATATTTGTAAATTTACAACCACTAAAAATTAATTTTGTTTGATCTACTCCTATTTTTCTATTATTAAAATTAACAACAATATTGTAATTTTCATCTCTATTTAAAGTATCAAAAAATGAACCAACAAGATTTTCTTCAACAATAAAACTAGTATTTAATTTTCCATTAATTGGAAATTCTATTTTTCTTAATAATGGAAATTTATAATTAATTGCTCTATAAGATTTTCTATTAAAAGATAATGAATAATCTAAGCTTTGAATTGTATCATTATAAAATAAAACTCCAGTAGTATTATTTGTGTAAAAAGTAACACTTGCATCTGCTGGTAAAAGAATATTTTGTCCACTAATTGCAGTTTGATTATAATTTAAAGCTTTTGGAATAATAATTGTATCATTATTAACTTGATTAATTCCAGATCTTAAATCCAACAAAGTATACTTTACGCCAGATCCACTAGTATAGAAAACTATATTATCAGCAACATAGCTTTGATTTACTACTGGCAAATTTCCAAGCGAAACATTAAAAGAATATTCATTGAGATAAGAATTTTGAAAATGTAATAATCCATAATTTTGACTATTTGAATTTATTATTTGAGTAACATTGGTTGGGTTAATTAAAGAGCTTGTTAAAGTGGCATTTTCAGAAAATAAGTCATTATCATCTTTATTTATAACAAGATAAAAATCTCTATCATTTAGTAATCCGCTATTCGTGCATAGTCCAGAAAACATTGGTGCGTTAAATCCAGAAAAATTATTAACATTAAAATTTAATCTATTTTCATTTGTGACACCATCTGGAATATATGAAAAATTAAAAGTAACCTCTGGAGATGTATTTATTCCTTGAAAAATATTTTGTTTTTGTCCAAAGCCTTGAGTATTTAATCTTGGTTGTTGAATCGAGTAATTAAAATTTTGTATTTTTTCTAATCTTTTAAGAATAATATTATTAGCTAAATAATAATCAGAACCTGCATTCTGCTCTCCACTATATGGAGCAACATATAAACCTTCTACATTGTAGATTATTCTATTTCTGGCCATAACCTTAATCCTTGTATAGGATTACACTTTTTAAGCTTTACTATGATACAACAATGAAGCTATGTAATTTGAAACTTGATGTTCAGCCGCAATCTCTTGAATATTATTAATTTGCTCTTGATTTTGATCAAAAGGTTTTTCTATATATTCTTCAATTTTAGATTTCCAATTTTCTGGAATTTCATTAGCTATAATAATCTCAGATATATTTTCTGCGCTTTCTTTTTGTTGGTTACTTAATTTTTTAACATTAAACTTTTTTCTAACAGCAGATTTAACTTCTTCTTCTAGATTTTGAGACGCTAAGATATTATCTTTAATTTTAACAACCGAGAATGAAGCTTTTGTGCCAATTGGTTTTACATTTTTTGTGGATTGAGGTACTCCAGTAGAGCCAGATGGTCTACCAGCTTGACCAGCTGCACTTCCACCAATAAGTGGTTGATATAAACCTTCATCTCTTAATTCTTTGAATTTTCTTTGAGATTGTACGGACTCTTCTTGAGTTGGCAATCTTCCAGTATCTATTGCAGCTAATCCTTCTTCTGGAGTTAATACTCCTAACTCAACTAATCTATTATAGATTCTAGAATATTGAACGTCATCTTTGATATCAATATCTTGAAATGTTGGAGTTGGAAAATTCTTAAAACCAATATCTTTACTCATTCTTCTAATTTCTGGAATTAAAAATTCATTGATAAAGACTTCTCTGGCTTGCTTTAATCTTTGAACAAATACTTGAACTTTAATACTTGTGTTTGCGAATTTTTCATTACCAATAAGAATATTATTTAATCCAATTTGAATATCACGATCTACTACTTCATACTTTTGTGGTCCAATTAGATTGCCAATATCTGGAATTACGAATTGAGCTTTTGTTGTATAATCAGCAATAAGAACTCTTCCGATACTTTGGTTTTCAAATAATTGTTGCATTGCTTGAAGATTTTTTTGATTTACTCCGCCTTTATCAGGAGTATCTCCCATTGTAACTAATAGAACTGCTTGTTGCATTGTTCTTGTTACTGCCATGTCCATTTTCTTCATTTCAAGTTTCCAATTGATATCATCAAGAACTGGAAAACCCATTGGAATAGAAAGTGGCTCGTAATCTTGCTTTTTATAAAATACTGCTGCAAGCTTGCTCTTGTCTAGTGGAACAAGAATATAGGAATTATTTTTATTTTTAATTTTCTCTTTAACATCTTGAGGAAGATTTTTATAAACTTCAATATCTTCATCTGTTTTTGGATCTCTTAGTCTTTCTAATTCGTAATCACTCAATAATTTGTAATAAACATTAAAAGCATAATTAACTGTTCCGCCAACGTAGATGTCAGCTGGGTTAACAATTGTATATCTTGCTGGAAGTTTAACTGAACCATCTTGAGCAATTGATTTTAATTTAGAACCAAAAGTTTGTGTTATTTTTAAAAGTTGTTCGCTAGTTAAAGATGTGTCAAATCTATAAGTGAATACGTTTCCGCTTCTGTAGTACTCTCTAAAGAATTGATCTTGGAAGCTTGCTAGATTGATTTTCTTAAAATATGCTTCAAAAAATTCTCTTGATTTTTGACTTCCACCAGTTAGATAAATTTGACTATCTGAAAACTCGGTCATCAAATCAATTGTATTTCTGAAAATACCTACATTGTAATAAGCTTTTTGGCATAGAATAATAGCATCTCTAACATCTAAAGTAGAAAGATTTCTTACATAATTAGAATATCTAAAAGGAATAATACCTGTATCAATATTAGTAAACCTATTAGTTCTTTCTATATCTGCTGCAGCATTTCTACGCATACCAGTTGAAGCCCTAATCTCTGCTATTTTTGCTCTTTTCTTGTCTGATGCATCAGTTCCGTATACCATAAGTGGTGTTACTTGATCTTGTGGGAGTGGTAATTCTACTGAGGCTTTGGTTTCTTCAATTTTTTTAGTTTTTTTGCTCATATATTGTTAAATATTACACTTATTTTATCATTATTGGGGTGAAAGTCTGAGATATCTCTTCTTTTGGAGCTGTCATTATATCATAATAGCACTTTAAACCCCAATTTCCTAATAAAAGTGCTGAATAATTATCTTTTCTAGCTTTATTAGATGAACTACTTCTTTTTAAGTGTTGAGGTAAATCAAAGGATTGAGTACCCCTAGCTGTAGATGAGTGTTCTACCAAAGTGCATTGTTTTTTAGTTTGATAGATAAAGTCGTCTTGATTTTCAATAAAGTCTAGAGTAGACCAGTCTTTTTTTTCTTCTGTTTTCATTAACTCTAATGGGATACTTTGACCGAATACAGTTTCAAAGAAATTATCATTAGCGCAAGTTTTACTAGCAAACCATATCTTTTTATAATCAATAGAGGCTTGCAAATGTTCGTTGGCTTTACGAATAAAGTTGCTTGTGAAGACTTGATTAAAAGCTATCTTCTTTGATTCTAAATTGTAACTATTTCTGACTTTACGAACTTCTTGTTCATAATCTACGCCCTCTAAATCAGAATTAAATTCAAAAGTATTGATTACTAGATTATTACTTTTAAATAATTCAGATTGATTACAAGCAGAAAGGAATATGTCTGCTCCAGCATTATCCAAAATCATAAATACAATATTAAAATTAGTCATAAGATAATAAAAGTAATTAACGTGATTTTTTAAGTTTCCTAATCCAGCGTAAGTGTGAACCAATGTACCAGTTTTTGTTTCTTCATCAATCTCCATTACTGCCATAGCAAAATAATCTGCATTAGGACTATCACTCATATTAGGATCAATACCAAGAATATATTTTTTTCCAGAAGTTCCTTTCATTAAAGTGTGAGGAGCTTGACCATTTGGTATAGTGCAATCTTCCATCTTTTTTGCGCTAAAGTAACTATCACTACCATCAATAAATCTTGCACAATATTCTCTCAAAAAGCTGCTATGACTTGATCCTCCATTTTGAGCTTCTTCAATAATCGTTTTATCAATCATCTCTAATGGCAAGGCTTCATAACTTAATTGAGATACAAAATAAGATGCTTCTGTATTTTCTTTTGAATAGATTTTTTCTATCCATTCGTTGTATGTTTTATAAAGATTTTCAAATGTATAACTTGCAGAAGAAAGAGCTATCATTTTACTATTATTTTCAAAAACCATTCGATCTTCTTCTTTCATTGCTCCTTCTCTAATTAAAGTGTCTTCCATTTCTCTAATCTCCATCCGTTCTTTCATATTTTGTGGAGCAACCAAGAATGGCATTAAAACAGTTTTAATAATATCTTCTGATAGCAAAAGAAACTCGTCAAGCACTAATACGTTAGCGCGAAATCCTCGAATCTTTTCTCCGCTTAAGGGAATAGCTACAATGCTTCCGCCATTAATCGACCATTCGTATTGATCGTTTCTTTTACTTTTTGAACCAAAAGCTTGTTGAAGAAGTTCTGCTCCTTTACTATTTACAATTTTTTCTAGATTATTAAATATGAATCTAGCTGTTCTGAAAGTTGGTCCTGCAATTAGAATTTTAGTATTAGGTTCAAAAACGCATTGAAGAAAACAAAATACACTTGCTATGAAACTTTTACCACAGCCTCGACCAAATACGCACATACTAAAGTTTCTATTCAATAAACCTTTAAGATGAATTTCTTGATATGGCGCTAATTTAATTCCACTTATAAGTTCAGTAGTAAAACCTAAATTAGCTCTTAAAAATTTAGCAAGAGAAATTTTAGCATCTTTATCGTTAAGAATCCCTTTAAGATTCATTAGTTCTGTATTAATATCTGGATAATCTTTTTTATATTTATCTGGAGAGTATATCATAATAGTTTTAGATCATAAGCTAATTGAAGATCTATTTGTCTATAAAAACAATTTGATGTAAAAATAGACTCAATTACCCTTGTCATCTCTCCTCTTCCCTCTACAAAAAGAAATTGTAGATTATCATAATTTTGCAATAGTTCCCTAACGTTATGAAATATATATTCTGGAGTTGCTTTAATCTTTTTACTAATATGCGGAAGATATTGAAAGCTAAGTGCGTTAGATAGTTTTTCTTCAACTACAACAATCAAATATGCTCCACTTTTCTTCGCTCGATCTATTTCATTTTTAAATCTATCAAAGTTTTTAACGCTCAATGTGCTAATAAAATCACTTAAGCTTTTTCTTTCTATAAAGCATTTACAATTATCATTACTGCAAGAATAGTCTCCGAATGGTAAGGTCTTGATCTCAAACTTTGTGTCAAATTTCAACCAGCTTTGTTCTCTTGTATCAACATATATTATTGATTTCTTATTTAATTTATTTTTAAATTGATCTGTTATATTATTTGGGTGAATGAATCTATTTTCTAGTCCTAAAGTTGAGCAAACATCATAATAATCATCAAATATTTTATTGTAAAAAAGTATAGATGGCGCCATAATTGTTCTTAACTCTACTTGAGAAGGACTATAGGTTAAGTTTTTATCATCTTTTCTTTTAGATAATAATTGCTTGCAGTATTCTTGAGCTTTTTCAACTGACTGTTGTTTAAGCCATTTTTTCATATTATTCTTATCGTTAAAATCGCTGTTTAAATACTGCTCTTTAGTCTTAAAATTAATAAGTTCATTTGTTAATAAGTCTCGTCTTTCAAAGTATGTTTGGTAATATTTAACTTTATTCAGACCATAACCCTTGAGCGACATATGTAATGCCTTCTCAGTTGGAAACTCTCTTCCATCTACTTTACATATAACTGACATAAAATTATCCGTTTAAAATATCGTCTTCTGATATTCCAAGTATTCTAGCTTTTAATTCGTCCATTGTGCCAAGCCGCTCGATTTCTTTTTTAATGCTATTTTTTCTAAGTTCTGCTATTTTTAATAATTTTTGCCTTGACTCTTCTTGCTTCCACATTTCAACAAGATTTAAGATACTAGCATTTTCTTTAACTTGTTTGCTAAGTCTTTCGCTTCTCTTAACTTTAAGATCTTGTAATAATTTTTGTTGACGATTAACGCAGTCGTTATATTCTTTTCTTGCTGTGCTACTAGCTTCTACTACTGCCATTGGAATTTTGCCATCTTCTTGAGTTGCTATATCTATTTGATTTTGTAATGCAGTAATTGTTTGTTGAATGCTAGATGATATTACTACTTCTGTAGCTAATACGATATATTGATCTACTTCTTCTTGAGTTAAATCACTTTTATCATAAGTATATCTAACAAAGCTGCTTTCAAAAAGATCTCTATCATTTTCATCGCTATAAAGATTAATCTGATGAGTAAATCTATAAGTATTCATATAACCAATCAAAGAATTAACTTCTTTCTTTTGCCTTGGGGTTATCTTTTCTTTGTCAATTCCATCTAATATATACTTATTAATTTTTACTACCATTCTCTCCTCGCTTCGTGGAGCTTTATAAACTTCTGTAGCGGTATTTTCATTTATGTCATTAAGATATTTTATATTGCTTGGTATAGTTTTCATGTAGTCAAGAACGCTTCTAGTTTCTTGGCAAAGATTTGTTAATGATTCGTTTTTAAATAAAATTTTAGCTATTTCAATTCCTGTCATTGTGGCGCAATTATTGCTGATGTATTCTTTTTGATCTTCTGTTAATTCTATAAGACCTTTAGCTTGATACTCGTGACTCTTTCGTGGTTTAATTTGTCTTGCTGCGAGAAATTGCTTAACAGCTTTACCCTCTTTGCTTCTGCCGTCAAGATCATCTCTGCCAAAAGCTAATTTAACTAATTCAGTTAATGAGGGAGGATTATCTGCACGATTATTCCATTCGTTTAATAGATTTAGTTGTTGTTCTTCTGTAAGTTCTGGTAAATTTTCGCTCATATTAATTAATATCTATGTCTCCGTTATATAAATATTTCTTAACTTTAATCATAATGGATTTTTTAAGATTCTTAACTTGCTTATATCCAATTTTTCTATTCTTTTCTGTAGTCTTATATCCCATTAATTTTGCTGATTCTTCTTCTGATTTGTGTTTGATATAATATAATTCGTAAAATTTCCATTCAATAGGTTTAAGTACTTGTTGCATTTTTGTATGAATATTTTTTGCGGTTTTTTCAATATCAATCTCATCTTCGATAATATTGTGAACTTCTTGGGTATGATTCTCTAAAGCTACTGGTAATTTTATATCATGCGCTGATTTTTTACTCTTTTCCCACTTTGCATATAATGGACATTTGCTACATTGAGATCCATAAATCGTGCAAGAATCTTCTTGCTCTGCTGCTGCACATCTTAAACATGGTCTAGAATAATTACCATAATTATTTCTTATTAGATTTTTAATTTGATTGCTTACGATGCGATTAACCCATGGGGCGAGCGGTTTCTTTGGGTCATATAGATTCCACTTTTTATAAATATGTATTCTTAATATTTGGGAAACATCACTAAAATCCATCCAAGCTAAAGTTGTTAAATTCCACTTATGTCTTCTTTTATTAATCTCTTGGTTTATCTCCGAAATTTTATCTTCGAAGCTTAATTTAGAAGACTTCATTGAGAATTTTTTGATCTTTTAATTGTTCCTGCTTCTTTTGCAAAATCTTCTAATATTTGTTTCTTAGAATTTTTTTTACCTTTAATTTTTTCCCTAGGCTTTTTCTCTCCTGGAGAGCTTGTGCCCAAAAGTTCTCCAAGTTTTATTCCTTTGGCTTTTGGGTTATTATCTGACTCTACATCTATTTGAATTTGAGAAATATTTGGAACATTAACATCATCTATTTCATTATCAATTTCATAATCTAGATTATTAGCTACTACTGGGTTAATAGTTCTTTTTTCTGGAATTGGTTTAGGAGTAACTTTATTAATTTGAATTTTATCGAAAGAATTACCACAATTTGAACAAAAAATTGGTTTTTTAACCGAATATTCTGTGGGAGAACCGCAAGAAGTACAATATCTTTTCATTAACAGTATTATACCATTAATTTTGAATTTAATCTAAATAAATTAAATTTGCTTTACCCTTCTTATCTATTACAACATAACTCGCTTTTTCTTCACAAAAACTTCCAGTATTAATATATTCAAATTTATCATATTCATGCTCAGGTTTGTGGCTATGACCACAAATAATTGAATCCTTGTTATTAAATTCACAGTATTTAATAGCATTTTCTTTTATATTAGAAGTTTTTTCTCCTAATGATTCTGTTTTCTTTCTTAATAATTTAAAGAAATTATCTGCGAATGGAGTATAGTGTCTAATAATATAGTATAATTTAATTATAAATTCTGTGATACTTTTGTATTTACTAAAATATATATCAAATATATCACCATGAACTGCTATAAATTTCTTATCTTTTACATCAAACTCATACTCATCTCTACAATCAAAACCCAAGAGAATGCTCATAAATTCTGCTTTAAGAAAACAATGATTGCCAATTAAATATATAATTTTGCTTTTTTTGCTTAATTTTCTTAATTTGGATAATACTTTCCAATGAGTTTTATTGAGTCTATTTAAATTGTGATGATCAAATAAGTCGCCAACAATTAATATTGTTTTTGCTTTTTCTTTTTTTAGAACTTTTAGTAATTGAGTAGCTTGACAATCTTTGTCGCCAAGGTGAATATCTGAAATTGCTAATACTTCGTGCATCCTAATATTTTAGGATAATTTAACTTCTGGTGAAGGGGTAGTTGCTGCTGTATTACTTGCTTCTTCTGGTTTTGCTTCGATTTTTGTGACTTCTTCTACTTTTGTTTCTTTTGCTTTGTTCATCTTTTTAATATCTTCTGAAAAATCTACTTCGATTTCGTTTGCTTTAGCTTTCTTTTTTGGCTGACTAAAGGTATTGAGACAAATTGCCACTTTTTGTTTTTGAGGATATTTTTCATCTTTCATGAAATCCATGCAACGACCCATATAATCTGCTTGCTTTTCGTTATCTTTTTTTGAGGGTATAGGCATATATAGCATTACACATATTTTAATCTAGTGTAAGAAAGAATATGCCCTTATCTACTACTTTAATTTGCTTTGGTATTTTTATTTATATATTTTATCTTATTGAAAGATTAAAATAAGATCATTTAAAAAATATAACGTATTGAATTTGTGGCAAATATTTTAGAATATTAATTCGTTTGTACAGTCAACTCATGGTCTGCAATATATTCTCGTAACTCTTCATGAGTATCTGCAATAACCATTGTGAATGGGCTAGATGTATACCCAGAGCACTGTAATGGTTCTACTATAATTACTTTAGTGTCAGAATCATAAATCATCCACCAATCCTGCTCTGTAGTATGCACCTCATCTGGGAAGGGAATTACATGTTCAGCGTTTATATTTTGATTAGAATAAATTTTCATATTAATTTGTTGTTACTGTCCAGCCTCTAGAGATAAGAGTAGCTTTATCTGTTATTCCTTGACCTATGGGCGCGCCATTTCCAGCGCCTCCTAAATTCAAAATTCTAGTATCAGTTGTTTTGTTTGCTGTAACAAAAGCTGCCAAGATTGCGTTTACTGCGGTGGAAGTTAATTGATTATTTCGTGCTGCAAAATCTCCTAAAGTATTAGAAACAGGGCCTCCTGCAAAGCCTGTTAATTGGTTAGTGTAGCAATAAAAAGTGGTTAAAACATCCAACCCACTCAAACTCGGAATTGATCCAGTTAATTGATTGTTCTGACATGAAAAGATGCTTAAGGCTGTATTTGTGCTTAAACTTGGAATTGGTCCTGTTAGTTTTGTTGTCCCTAGTTGATCACTACAATAAAAATATTTCAAGTTAGTCAGCCCACTTAAACTTGGAATTGATCCAGTAAGGTAGTTATAGTAACAACGAAAATCTTCCAAATTATTCAACCCGCTCAAACTTGGAATTGATCCTGTGAGTTGATTTGCGTGACACCCAAAAAACACTAAATTAGTTAATGCGCTTAAACTTGGAATTGTTCCTGTCATTAGGTTGTTCCGCACGGTAAATCTCATTAAATCTAATCTATTGCTGAGATTTGGAAATATATCATTAAAACCACCCGTAATTTTATTTTCGGTAAGAGTAACGGTTGTTAAATTCGTGCAGTTAGCAAAACCTTGAAAAGAAGTTATATCATTACCAACACAAGTAAAATCAGTTAAAACGGGAAAAGGAGAAATATCAATAGTTCCACCTAATTTTGGTGAACTTGTACCGCAGTTTATCTTATAAAGATCTGCTCCATTTCTTGGAAAGATTGAGATACCTGATTTTGTGATTCCAAATGTATGATTTATATTTGTATTACTAGGTACATATTCATCAATACCTTCGCCCCAATTGATATCAACTTGAAATGAATTATAAGCAACATTAAAGTCTGTTATTGTTTTATCATAAGGATCATTAATTAAATTCCAAAAATTTCCTGAAGTATTTGACCAAACATTACTACAAATTTTAAAAATTGCATCTCTTTTGACTATTAAACTCCGCGGTTGAGTAGTTTCTCTTTTAACTATAAATGCCATAAATTAGATTACACTAGTCTTTTAAATAGGTTTTAATATTTTTTATTAGCTTTTTTCTATTATTAATTTCTAAAACCGTTATTAATGCTGCTAATGATATTGGAAAAGCAAACCTAAGAAAGAATTGAAGGTGATCTTCTTTACTTAATAAATCAAAGTAATTAATATAAAGGTCACTTAGCCCCCAAAGCGT